CTGGTAATGAGCATATAGGTGCGTTTGGTTGTGATAGTTACGATATATCAGGTACAGTTGATGGTAAAGGTTCTAATGGAGCTTTGCATGGTTTAACTAAGTTTAGCATGGAAGACGCGCCGCCTAATCACTTTTTTTTAGAATATATAGCTAGACCACAAACAGCTGAAATATTTTTTGAAGATGTATTAATGGCCTTAGTGTTTTATGGCATGCCAATACTTGCAGAAAATAACAAGCCACGATTATTATACTATTTACGAAGGAGAGGTTACAGAGGCTTTAGTATGAACAGGCCAGATAAAATATGGAACAAACTTTCGACGTCTGAAAAAGAAGTTGGTGGCATACCAAACTCAAGCGAAGATATAAAGCAGGCTCATGCAGCTGCTATTGAAATGTATATAAACGATCACGTTGGTTTATTACAAGACGGAACTTATGGAACTATGTATTTTAATAATACGCTTAATGATTGGTCTAAGTTTGATATAAATAGAAGAACAAAACATGATGCTTCAATAAGTTCTGGTTTAGCTATAATGGCCTGCAATAGACATTTATACCGACCTAATCCAAAACAAAAAAGACAACCGTTAAATTTAAATATATCTAAATTTAATAATAAAGGAATTACATCAAAGATAATTAAGAATAAAATATGATATCAGATTACTCTATATATTTTCCATCGCAAGCAGTTAGCGATATGGAAAAGCTAAGTGAAGAATACGGTTTAAAAATAGCAAAAGCTATAAAACACGAGTGGTTTTCAGGTACTACATCTAAATATGATAATAGTAAAAACAATTTTCATAGATTAAGATTATATGCTAGAGGAGAACAACCTATACAAAAATACAAAAATGAATTATCTATAAATGGTGATTTATCTTATTTAAACTTAGACTGGAAGCCAGTGCCTGTTATATCTAAGTTTGTTGACATAGTAGTAAATGGCATGGCTCAAAGAAATTACGAGATAAGTGCTTTTTCTCAAGACGAGTTTGGTATTAGCAAACGAACTGAATATATGGAGTCTATGCTTCGCGACATGCGAGCTAGAGAGTTTGATAAAAGTGCTAAAGATTTATTTGGTATAGAATTAAACGAAAATAATCCAGAAACTTTACCAGATACAGAAGAAGAACTAGCTTTACATATGCAGCTAAATTATAAGCAAGCTGTTGAAATAGCAGAAGAACAAGCTATAAATACTTTAATGGAAGCTAGCGATTATGATTTAGTTAGAAGAAGATGTTTATATGATTTAACTGTTTTAGGTATAGCCGCTACTAAAACAACTTTTGATTTTACTGATGGTGCTAGAATTAAATATGTTGATCCAGCTGATTTAGTTTATTCACACACTGACTCACCTTACTTTGATGATATATACTATGTTGGTGAAGTAAAAGAAATACCAATTAACGAGCTTGTAAAACAGTTTCCAGGATTAACAGAATCTGAAATAGAAGAAATAGTTAGTAAGTCTGGAGGTAATCATTACAAAACTCCATCAAGAAAATACGATAACGATAGAAATAGAATAGAGGTATTGTACTTTAATTTTAAAACACATATGAATAATGTTTATAAATTAAAAGCAACTGCAGCTGGTGGAGAAAAGGTTATAGAAAAAGATGATGGATTTAATCCGCCTGCTAGCATGGATGGTGAATATAGAAAACTTGAAAGAGTTATTGAAACTTTATACGAAGGTGTTTTTGTTTTAGGTTGTGAAAAATTATTAGAGTGGAGAATGTGTCCTAATATGATGCGATCTGATTCTAATTTTGGTAGCGTTAAAATGAATTATCAAATAACAGCGCCAAGGATGTATGAAGATAGAATAGAGTCTATTGTTGGTAGAATAACTAGCTTTGCTGATATGATACAACTAACGCATTTAAAGTTACAGCAAGTAATGGCACGTATGGTACCAGACGGCGTTTACTTAGATGCTGATGGTTTAGCTGAAATAGATTTAGGCAATGGAACAAACTATAATCCGCAGGAAGCTTTAAACATGTTCTTTCAAACTGGTAGTGTTATAGGTAGAAGCTTTACTCAAGACGGTGATATGAATCCTGGTAAAGTACCAATACAACAAATAAATAATAATGTTAATGGTGGTAAGATACAAAGTTTAATAACTACTTATAACTATTACATGCAAATGATTAGAGACGTAACTGGTTTGAATGAAGCTAGAGACGGTAGCTTGCCAGACAAAAACGCTTTAGTCGGCGTGCAAAAGCTAGCGGCAGCAAACTCTAATACAGCAACAAGACACATACTACAATCTATGTTGTTTTTAACCGCTGAAGCCGCTGAATGTTTATCTTTACGAATATCTGATATAGTTGAGTACTCTCCAACAAAACACGCTTTTATAAATTCTATTGGTGCACATAATGTCGCTACGCTAGAAGAGTTAAAAGAATTATATCTTCATGACTTTGGTATATTTATAGAACTACTACCAGACGAAGAAGAAAAAGCTATATTAGAAAATAATATACAAATGGCGTTGCAACAAAAAACTTTAGATATTGATGATGCTATAGATTTAAGAGAAGTTAGAAATATTAAGTTAGCAAATCAATTACTTAAAGTTAAAAGAAAAAAGAAAATAGAAAGAGACCAAGCAATACAACAGCAAAACATACAGGCTCAAGCTCAAGCTAATCAACAGTCACAACAAGTAGCCGCTGAAATGGAGTTGCAAAAAATGCAAGCAAAGTCTCAAGGTGAAATACAATTAGAACAAACAAAGAGTCAGCTTCAGTCTCAGTTTTTACAAAATGAAGTTAGTGCTAAAAAAGATTTGATGCAGTTTGAGTTTGATTTAAATTCTAAAATGAAAGAGTTAGAGTTACAAACTAGAAAACAAAGTGAAACTGAAAGAGAAGATAGAAAAGATAAAAGAGTGGATCAGCAGGCTATGCATCAAAAAGAAATGATACAGCAAAGAAAACAGGGTGATTCGTTTAATAAATTTGAATCATCAGGTAATGATATACTTACAGGAGGAGTGGACTTAGATAGGTTCGACTCTTAATATTTAATATTTTATAAAATTTTATTATGGCAGAAGAAAATAAAGAAGTTGTTGAAGAGACAACTGAGCAACCTATTGAAGAAGTTGTAAATGAAAAAATAACTCAACCAAGAGATGAAGATGGTAAATTTATATCTAAGTTTGATAGCTATGAAGATCCAAGCGTTACTAAAGTAGACTTAGATAAACTACCTACTCAAGATGAGAAAACTGAAAAAGCTGAAACGCTACAAGAAGATGTTAAAGCTGAAACAACAGAAACTAATGAAGAACAACCTATCATAGAAGAAGTTGTTGAAGAAGTTATTGAAAATAAAACAGTTGAAGAAGTAGAAGAAGCTGTAGAAGAAGCTGTTGAAGAAGCTGAACAAACAGGTAAACCACTACCAGAAAATATACAGAAGCTTGTAGATTTTATGGACGAAACAGGTGGTGACATACAAGATTACGTTAATTTAAATAGAGATATATCTAAGTTAGATGATACTGATGTATTAAACGAGTATTATAAATCTACTAAATCTCATTTAAATAACGAAGAGCGAAGTTTTTTAATGGAAGATATGTTTGGTATTGATGAAGAATTAGATGATGAAAGAACTAAGCGTAAAAAAGAAATAGCCCTCAAAGAGCAAGTTGCCGAGGCTAGAGCCTACTTAGACGGGCAAAAGTCTAAATACTATGAAGAAATTAAAGCTGGAAGCAAACTCACTAGTGAGCAGCAGAAAGCTATAGATTTTTTTAATAGATACAACAAAGATCAAGAAAATCAAAAGAAGGTATCTGAAGCAAACAAAAGAACATTTTTAAATAAAACTAATAATCTTTTTAACGACCAGTTCAAAGGTTTTGAATACAATGTTGGAGATAAGAAATATAGGTTTAACGTTAAAGATGTTGATAAGATTAAAACAACACAAAGCGATCTTAATAATTTTGTCAACAAGTTTGTAGGCGAAGATAATAAAACTATTGAAGACGCTGAAGGTTATCATAAATCTTTATTTACAGCTATGAACGCTGATGCTATTGCTAAACATTTTTATGAGCAAGGTAAAGCTGATGCTATAAAAGATAGAGTTGCTAAAGATAAAAATATAAACTTAGAACCTAGAAAAACACACGGCGAAGTTAACGTTGGGGGCGTTAAGTATAAGGTTATAGGTGATTCTTCTTCTGATATTAGAAATAGATCTTTTAAAATTAGAAAGAAAAATTAACTTTAAAAATTTATAATTATGGCAATTTCAAATCCAGGTAATGAGTTGAATAGCGTACCTGCTCCAAAGAAGCAAACGTTAGAAACTAATTACTTAGACCTTTCATCCACTGCTGGTTGGGGTCAACAATACGTGCCAGACTTAATGGAGCAAGAAGCTGAAGTTTTCGGACCGAGAACTATATCAGGTTTCTTATCTCAAGTCGGTGCAGAAGAGCCTATGACTGCAGATCAAGTTATTTGGTCAGAGCAAGGTAGGTTACATTTATCTTACAAAGCGAAATTAGTAGCTGGTGACGGTGGTGATCAAGCTGCTGGAGATATATTAATTCAAGCTGATATAGACGAAGCTGAAGATGTTACTGGTGGTTTAACTACTCATGGTATTAGAGAAAATGATACTATTATTATCTCTAGTTCTCAAGCTGTTTGTAAGGCGTTAGTAGTAAACGTGTCTGGTGCTACTGTTGATGTTGCTCCTTACGGATCAAACGCAACATTAACTGATGTAGGTTTTACTGATACTTCTACTAACAAAGCTTTAACTGTATTAGTTTACGGCTCTGAGTTTGCAAAAGGTAAAGCTTACGGCGTTGCTGGTACTGCAACAACTAGAGGTGCTAACGAACCACAATTCAAATCTTTTACTAATAAACCAATTATTATGAAAGATTACTACGAAGTATCTGGATCAGACGCTTCAAGAATTGGTTGGATCGAAGTAACTTCTGAATCAGGACAAGGTGGATATCTTTGGTACTTAAAGGCTGAAGCTGATACTAGAGCTAGATTTAACGATTATGTTGAAATGGCAATGCTAGAATCAGAGCTTGGTGTTCCAGGTACTGATAAAGTTGATAACGCTTTAGGATTACCTGGAGCTAACACATCTGTCGCTACTACTGGTACAGAAGGTTTATTTGCAGCTATTGAAAAAAGAGGTAACATTACTACTGGTGTAACTGGTGTTAATGCTGCTACTGATCTAGCTGAGTTCGATGCTATATTAGCTGAGTTTGACAAGCAAGGTGCTATTGAAGAATACATGATGTTTGTAAATAGAGCTACTAGTTTAGCAATGGACGATATGCTTGCTTCAATGAACTCTTACGGAGCTGGAGGTACTTCTTACGGAGTATTCGACAACGATGAAGATATGGCATTAAATTTAGGTTTCTCAGGATTTAGAAGAGGTTCTTATGACTTTTACAAATCTGACTTTAGATACTTAAATGACAAAGCTACAAGAGGAAGTATTAATGATGCTAATGCTGCTAAT